TTGACGAGGTTCTGATAGTTGATCGCGTTGGCGACGTCGATCGTCAGTGCCTGCAGCGGTGAGCTCACGCCCTGGAACATGAAATTCGGCGTATTGGCCTTGTTCACCACCAGCGGTTTCTGGAAATCGTCGTAGTCGACACCCGCCGGCAGAGCCTGATCGACAACATCGTTGTAAAGGCCCGTGAACTTGAATTTCAGCACCGGAATGGACTTTGCCGTCAGGTCGAGCGCCACCGTCCCTCGCGCCGACGTCATCTTGTGGAAGATGCCGTCGAGAAAGTAGTACATCGTGAGGGTCGGCGGGTTGTCGCTGATGGGCGTGTATTTCGCGTCGACGCCATCGGTGAGCAGTTCGGCGAAGCCGCATGCGAGCAGCAGCGGCGCCCACTTCGGCGCGTGGCCTGCCGTGCCAGCGCCGGCCAGTTCTACTTCGAAATCCAGTTCGCTGTGAATGTCGGCCGGCAACTGCTCGCTGTTACCCAGGTACGGTCGCACGACGTCGCGCGACGCGTACGTCGCGGCGGCCGGGTTCGGCGACACATTGCGAGCCAGAATTGCATTGAGCGCACCGGTCGGCACTGCATCGGTGCCGACCACCGTTTCGAGCACCGCGAGGATGATGGTTTTTCGGGTCAGTTTAGACATACGGTTCCTCAATAAAAAACGCCCGCACTGGGCGGGCTTCGTGGGTCAAGGTCGGCGCGTTCGCAACTGGATCATCACGAGATACGCGTACACCGCTGCGTCTCCCTCGTAGTTGCTGTCGCCTTCGGACTCGACCAGAAGGAAGTCATCCATCTGCTCGAATGCGTCGACAACCTGATCGCGCAGCGCACCGTTCTCATCGGTGTCACGGCCGAGGATCGCGATCGTCACGGTGTGCAGGTCATAACCGCCGCCCATGACCCAGCCGCTTTCTTCGTCGGTGTGGGTCGTGTACACGAGAGCGGGCCAGGTCGGATTCTGCGGTAACTCCACGTTCCAGGTGTTCGGCAGGATGGCCGACAGTGCCGCATAGACATCCGTTTTCAAGCTCATGCGGCACCCTTCTGAATGAAATCGGCGACGCGGTTCGTCATCGCGGCGAGCGCTTCGTCGCTCTTGTTCTCAAACGCCGGGCCGATGAACGCCAGAGGCTTGATACCGGGGTTGCGGACCTTCATCGAAAATACCGGCTGGCCCGCAACCTCGAACGCCATACGCCGGCCTCCACCGCCTGACTCTTCGTGCGGCTTCGTCCCGAATTCCAGATACCACCAGTAAAACGGGTCGTCGACGTACGTTTTGCGGATGCTGCCGTCAGCGCGTAGCGAGTAAGCCACTTTGGCTTTGCTGCCGAGTTCACGGCCATGACGCACGCCGAGGTTGTATTGCGCAACGCCCAGTGGCGGGTTCGTCTCACGCTTCACCGCGATGTTGTTAAGCAGCGCTCCCGTCTGCCGCAGTCCCTTGGTCAGAGCGATCGACCTGGCTTCACGCTTGATCACGTTCGCTCCGATGAGCGCCGCCGAGAATGCCACCTTCTTCTGCATGTCATCCTTCAGCGTCGCGATCGCCGAATTGAATCCCTGCAGACCCTGGATCACATTGTTCCCCGCCATCACAGTCCCTCGCTTGCGCCGGTGTCACACGTGAGAATCAGCGTCTTATGCTGATCGAGCACGTCGTTCACAAAGCGGATGTTGAAAGCCTTGCCGCCGTACAGGACGCGCATCGTCTCGTCGATCCCCGCCCGATAGCGCATCGTGATCAAGGTGCGCGCGTCTGCGGTTTCACCACCCTGGTGAGTCGTGGCACTTCGCTCGGTGCCAGACAGGTAGTTGATGCCGGCCCATGGCGTGCAGACCGTTTGCCACGTTGCGCGTGCCCCACCGCTGGAATTCTTTGCGTTTTGCCGTCGCTGGATAACGATGCGTCGATCAAGTTTTCCTGCGCGCATACCACCTCCTATGCAGACCAGATCTGATACCCATCCAGCAGGCAGTCGAGGTAGCTGATATTGACGGTCGCCGCCCGGCTATCAGCAATCTCGGTTTCGCGGTTTTCATAGAAAGTGCCGACGGTGGCGAGAATCCATTGCTGGATCGGCTCCGGCACACTATCGCCGGTATCGCCGTAGCCAGCCTTGTACTGCACAACGATGTCGCCCTTCGGCAGGCCACTGAGCGTCGCATTGTCACCAAGCCGGGCGGTGTACGACGCGACATCGACACCGCCCAGCTTGACGGAGATAACGGACTGAACCGGCCATCGGGTGAGCTCCGCCTCGCGACACACGCGCATACAGAGCTGCTCAACCGTCTGCGTGATCAGCGCCCGGCCGGTGATGTCTTCAGCACGTCGGGTTGCCGCCTTCAGATACAGCGTCAGCAGATCGTCTTCGTCATCCCCGTCGATACGCAGATGCGCTTTCACTGTTTCCAGAGAGACAGGCGTTTGTGCCGGTGGCGCAATGATTCGAACCATCCTGATCCTCGCTGCAAAGTGACTTTGGGCGGCCGGGGCCGCCCTTGCCGGTCTATCAGGCCGCAGCCTGCTTCAACGCCTTCCATGCGCCGCCAACGTCGATGCTGCCGCCGTCGCCGCGATACATGGCGAGGAAACCGATCTGCCCTTTCAGCGTGAAGTTCGAATCGGTCATACGGAACAGCATGACCTGCATCACGTCACGGATGAGGTAGTTGCTGAAATCGCCGAACAGCACCGATTTGGCGTTCGCCGCCGCGACCGGGATGTACTGGTTGATCGTGTAGCCGTAACCCAGCAGCGTGTCCGGCTCCTTCACCGCGACACCCGGCAACCACAAGGGGCGGCCGTAGCCATCCTTCAGGCGCTTGAGACCCTTCAGCGTCTGATCGTGGAACTGCCAGCGGACCTTCGGCGAGCCGCGATATGCCGGATCAATTGAGTGCTCGACCTCAATGAGGTCCTCGTACGCGATGTCGGTCGCCGACGCCGCGGTATAGCCCACAGGCGCGGCTGTCACTGCACCCTGCGGCTCGCCCGCACCAGTGCCGACTGCATATTTGCGCTCGGTGATACGCGCGATACGCGTAGCCAGTGCGGTGCGGATGTAGCCCTCGAGGTCGATGCGGCTGTCCTGCAGCAGCTCGATCGGCACGGCGACCGCTTTCGAGCTGAACTTGTAGGCGTTGATTTCCTTCATGCCGAACTGGAAATCCTGAGAGCCGGCTTCGGTGTTCTCGCCGAGGATCTCGCCTTCCTGCGCCGTCGCATCGACAGTCGGCCACTGGATCTGCACGCCGTTGTTCGTGCCGATCACCGTCGCCACGCTGCGCATGCCGCCGAATGCCTTCAGCGCCTCGATGAGGTTGCTGGCGAAATCGGTCGGCACCAGATAGCCGCCCGAGTTGACATCCGAGCTCATGTCGTTGCGAACGCTCGCTGCGCGTTGCGCGACGTACTGGCGTTGCTGCTCGTTCAGCGCGTCACGGCCGCCGCGCATCCACGAATTGAAAATCGACGTCTGCATGGCGACATTCGCATGCGCCTCATCGGTCGAGAGCCCCTCGCTTGCTGCGCGGTTCTGCGCGCGGCCGAATTCGTGCTGCGCTTCGTCGAGCACGCGCTGGTTGCGCGCGATCTCGGAGTCGGTCGACTCGATATCGCGCACGAGCTCGTCGTATCGCGACTGCTGTTCTGCGCCCCATGCAGCGCCGGTGTGATTGTCGACAAGGTTGCGCAGCTCTTTGGACATCGAGACGCGGCGCTCCCGCAATGCTTGAATGGATGCAGCCATTGAATGCTCCAGATAAGTGAGAAGCCCGCTCACGCGGGCAAAAAAAAGCCGCCTTAGTGGGCGGCCAGACATGCGCGGGAGCGACTCCTACGCGATGCGTTCCAACATGCGAGCACGGCGGGCACGATCGGCCGCCGCATAATCAGTTTCAGACTGGGTAAGCGACTTCGGCGCGTTCCTGTAGGCGCCGAGATCCCATCGGTTTTCAGCGGACTTGCTCGCGACAACGTTGTCGACGAGC